ACCTGATCTCAGAAGGAACTCGTTGTGATCCCCTTTCGGGTCGTAGATGACCTCGGGGTATCGCGCGTCCAGCTCGTCGATCAGGTCGTAGGCGTGAAGGGGGATGTTCTCGGACATAGGGGGTTCCGTGGGTGTATGAATGAGTCTTCAGGAACCCACCGGAACCCTTGATGGGAAACGGTTGTTTCCTCCTATGTTCCTACTTTTATCCCTGCGAATCGGCTAGTCGAAAGTCGCAGCCGGGGCCAAAGGCGCTCCCTGTTTCTCGGCCTCCTCCTGCAGCAAGGCGAGGCTCCGCCAGCACAGCGCGGCCAGCTCGTCCATCCTCAAATCGTCCTCCAGCTCATGAGCATCGGTAAGATGTCGCACGATGCAGTCGGCGTGGTCGCCGCTCTTGTTGCGCGCGTGCTGAAGCGGCTTACCTGGGTTGTGCTTCTCATTGCCGATGAAGCTGTGATGGGAGACGCGTGCCAGGGCGGCAGGGAAGTAAGCCATGAGGCCGGAGAACATCGGGTACGTCTTGCGCACTGCGCTGTCCGTGGGCAGGCTCATAGTCTTTGTCACGGGTTCCACAGCTTGACCTCCTCGGTCTTGAAGTTGTAATCGCCGTCTCGCAGGATGCGTGCGCAACGGGCCTGGATCAGCGCGTCCTCGGCGGTGAAGCCCTTGGACTCATAGACCATCGTGACGGTCACCCACAGGGCGGCCAGGTGTTCCTCAACCGTCAGACCCAGCAGGGCCTCATGGACGGGCATAAGGAACTCGTCAGCTTTCTTGGGGCCGATTCCGGGACAGCCTTTGTAGTTGTCTACGGTGTCCCCGGTGAGCACTTGCTTCATCCAGAACAGATTGGCTTCGTGCTCGCTTATCGTGCGAGTGCCGATGTCGGGCTTGCCGGGATTGAACAGGCGGCCGGGGATCGTCTGCATGTCCTTGTCGATGGACACGATGATTCGCTTGCCAGGTGCCAGTCGGGGTTTCGGCATGGTCGCGAGGAGACCCAGGATGTCATCGCCTTCGAGGTATTCGCGGGTGATGATCTTCTCGGGATACAGCTCGTGTAGGAAGCCGTCGACTGCGTTCCACAGGGCCGGCTTCGGCTTCGTGCGGTTGCCCTTGTAGGTCGGGAGGATTCCCTTGCGGAAGTTGGTGGACACCGAGAGGGGTAGCAGGAACTCGCGTGTGCCGAACTTCTCCAGCAGCTCCTCGATATAGTCATCCAGGTCAGCCTTCGCCTTCTCGGGGTTGGTGACCTCTGCGACTACAACCTCAGCGCCGTCGTCTTCATCTTCCCATTTCACTGTCTTGGTGTTCTTGAACGACAGTTGGTAGCGGAGAACGTCGGCGTCGATGAGGATTGTCAGCAAACCGAAAGCGAGCCTTCGATGCGAAGCACGCGTGCATAACGACGCGGGCTGTCTTCCATGAACTCGGTCATCTTGACCATGCCGGAGTTAATCAGCATGTCGGCCAGTTCGTGTGCAAAGCGCCGACGCGTAGCAGCGCGGATGTGATCGAGCTGTTCCATGTGCAGGCGGGCAGTCATCGAACCCATGTGGTCGATAACGGTCTCTGCACCGACCTTCAGGATTTGCGCGTCCTTCATGTTGTGTACGGCGTGGCTCATGGCTTCGAGTTGACGCTGCAGCTCAGCTTTCGTGGTGGTGGTCTTCGGGGGCATAGGGTTCCTTAGAGATTCTTGGTGTCACGCAGCGCGTCGCACCAGGACGCGAAGGCGGCACCAGCAGCAGGCGCGAGGTACACGAGGAGATGGGCGGGGAGCAGTAGGATCACGACGACGAGCACCAGCCACTTGAGGCGGCGTTCAACGAGCCATCGCGCCCAAGGGCGGAGGTTGTTCATGCCACCACCGTTGCTGTGTCGGCCAGGACATAGGCGCATGTGCTCAAGCGCATGAGGTTCGTGTCCGTGTAGTGCCGGTGATGCACGGTTCGGTCGTCGTTGTCATCGAGCTGTCGGCGCAGCTTCGACTCGGCTTTGTCTTCTTGAAACTTCGCCATAGCTGAGTAATCCAACATCTCTTCGAGGTCGATTGAAGTCCAAGCTTTCGCAGCGGGTCTATTCGTCATTTCGATTTCCCCAGGTTCTTGAGCTTGGTGAACGGCTTGAGGCCGTAGGACACGCCGACAGTCGCCATGACCATCCAGCGCCACCAGTCGGGCAGGGCGTTGTCGAGGGCTTTGAATCCCTGCCACACGTAAGGCGCGAGACCGGGGATGAAGCACATGACAAGCGGGGCCATGACGATCACGAACATGGCTTCATCTTTCCAGCCGGAGTTCTTCACGGCCTCGACTTCCCACTCACCATCCTTCTGAGCCTTGGCGATCTTTGCTTGGGTGATGGCGAGCTGCAGGTTGTGATCGGCAGCGGTCTCGCGCTGCTCGATGACGCGTTTCTGTTTGATCGCATCGACGATGCCGCCGAACGCGAACTTCAAGCCGGAGCCGATCAGGCTCCACGGGATCATGCTCATCGGATTAGTCCTGGAATGACTTTAGGGGCCGGTACGAAGTAGCGGGCTTTCATGCCGCACTTCCACGGGCGGTGCGCGCGGCGTTCGTCTTCAGCGCGAATGCTGTAAGCGCCGCAAGATGAAGTGTCCTTTTCTTTCGTCCCGCCATTCACCGGATCGCGCACGATTACGTGAGTGAGCTTGCGGTTGCAGTAGCCGTTGAAGTAGCTGTAGAACTTGCAATCAACACAGCGGATCATGTGTTCACCACTCGAATTTGGTCGCGTCCAGGTAGACCTGGCAGTGGCGACGGATATGGTTTAGAACCGGACGATCCGGCGCGATGCTGCGATGGGTGAGACGGGCGAACACGCGCCAGCCATCCTTCGCCGCTTGGGTGCCGCGATGCGGCGTGACTTGATCCATTGAGGCCCACGTCTGCGGAGGCAGGAACGTGGTGGGCAGCTTGCTTGCTACGATGGCTGCAGCGAGTGCGCCGTGGCCTGACGGCGTGCCGAGGAAGTCAACCTTGTGCTTTAGAAACTCGGTCTCGGGACCATCGCTGATCCACAGCAGCATGCGTGGTGCTTTTGCGTTGACAAGGTTGTAGTCGATCTTCCCGTTGACGCGGGGTACGTTGTCGCAATGCCAGTTCGGGATGCACGGATACTGACCAGCGATCAGTATGTGAACCTTCAAGTCCACCTCCCACTCCCAGGGGTACTCCACGGGTGCTGAGTCGAACAATGCTTCCAGTTCTGGCATCAGCGTCGCGGCCCTGTCGAGCGGTGCGCGGAACAGGCCGCAATGCAGGCGCTCCAGTAGCGACTGCGGTAAATTGATGGAGGTCTCCCGCTCGATGCGGAACGGGTTGAAGGTCATGCTATGCATCGCTATCTGTGCTCCTGGTAATAGGCGGCCACGCGCAGCAGCTCCTCGGGAGTTGCGTTGCTCTTGATGGCGTTGGCTTTGGACGAGATGACCGTCACGTTCCCCTTCGTGTAACCAAGGGTCGGATCGTTGCGGTCGAGGGATGGACTGTTGGGGCCTTGTGCAAGGCCGCCTGTGTTGCGGTAAAGCGGTAAGCCCAGCACCGGGCAGAAGTCGGGGATCACCACGTCTTCAACGGTTAGGTTGAAAGGGATACCCCGCTTCTTCGCCCGGTGCTTCGTCAGTGCAAGTAGACGGCTTGCCGGAGTGGCGCTCTGCCTCAGTGGCAGTCGTGCCAGTTGTTGCCGACTTTGAACTCACCAGCCAGCGGACAACGAAAGCCGTAATGCTGACCGGCGCGGAAGATCGCATCGGTAGCGGCGGCACCTACGGTCTCAGCAAGTTCCTCATCGACCTCTAACTGATACTCGTCATGCACGTTGGCGACGAACTCGTAGTTGAGGCCAGGAATCAGGCCGTTCTCTTGCAGACGCTCATCAAGTAGCACGAGAGCCTTCTTCATCACGATGGCACCGGCACCCTGCAGCAGAGTGTTCAGTGCGGCGTGTGGACTACGGACATGCACCCTGCGGCCGTCCAGGCCCTTCAGGTAACCCTGCTTACGCACGGTCTGTTGGATGGCCTTAATGAGCGAATCCAGTGCCGGCAGTCCCTTCAGGAATTGCGCCTTGAGTTCAGCGCCACGCTTCGCACCCTTACCGACAATCGAGCCGATCTTCGCGTCGCCCGCTCCGTAGAGGAAGGCGTAGATGAAGGTCTTGGCATCGTTGCGGCTTTCGAGTCCGGCTGCGTGCTGGTTGGTCGTGTGTACGTCACCATCCAGAATCACCTTCGAGTACGCGCCGCCATCCCATCGGCCCATGAAGTGAGCGAGACACCGCAGCTCAAGGCCGCTGGCATCGGCGCCGACCTGCAGCTTGCCCTTGGGCACACCGAACAGCGCACGGCACTCGGGGCCGTACAGGGATGTGGAGGAGGGCACCTGCGCCATGTTGGGCGAGGAGTGCGTCATGCGGCCGGTGACTGCGCCGTTCTGATTCACTCGACCGTGGACACGGCCGTCCGCCTTCACTGCCTTGAACCATGCCTGCTTGCCTTCGCTGAGCTGACCTAGCCGTTTCTCGACGGTCAGGTATTCGATCAGCAGGGGCACCTCGGGATATTTCAGGCCCTCCAGCGTGGTCTCGTCCATCTTGACCGTGCCGGCGTCGGTGAACTCTGTCGGCCTCCAGCCATAGAGGGAGGTCAGGCGATCAGCGATGTGTGCGCGTGAGCCGGGGTTGAAGGTGACGGTCTTCCACTTCTGGAAGGGGACGCCGACCTCGTAGCCTTTCGACTTGTTGGCACGCTTCGGGATGATGATGCCGTTCTTCTGCTGCCACGGTGGGAACACCGCACGCAGCTTCTCGACCAGCTCAGCACGCAGCCCGACGAGTGTTGCCTCCAGCTCCTTGCCCTTCTCTTTGTTGAACAGAAAGCCGTAAGCCTCCTGTCGCCGAAGGATCGGGGCGATGTCGTGTTCCAGGCGGATGCTGTCCTCGCTGAAACCCTGAGCCATCAGCTTGTCGTAGAGCTTGCAGGTGACGCGGATGTCCTGGACGCAGTAGTCGTCCATCTCCTGATTCCACTCCGCCCAAGGGTCGAGGCCCTTGGCTTTCATGATGTCGGAGTAGTCGCCCTTCCAGACGCCCATGCGCCAGCCCCACGCTTCGAGCGAGTGCTTGCCCATCAGCTTCTTCGGGTAGATACCGGCAGTGCGCCGGCCCGCTGCAGCGTCCTTCTCGTGCTGCCGGACTCGCTTCACGTCATCGTTGAACAGATCGGTGAACATGAGTTGGGACATGACGAGCGTGTCCCACACACGGCCTGTCGGCTTGAACCACGGATAGACTTTCTGGATCGCAGGGATGTCGAAGCCGATGATGTTGTGCCCGCAGATGTCCGGGGCTTCCATCAGGATGCGGAGTGCAGCCTCGTTGCTCAGCTTCGATCCGTGATCGTTGGCCCTGTACGTGACGCCCTTCAGGATGTCTCGCATCGCGATGCAATGGATGCGATCCATCTCAGGGATGAGGCCGTTGGTCTCGATGTCGAATATGAGCATCGAGTGCTTAGTCGATCAGTGCTTTGACGCGTGCGGCTACACGCTCAGCGCGGTCAGCTTCGGCGTGCGCAGCGTCGGCCATGTCCAGGAAGTCATGGGCCAGATCGGTATGCGACTCAGCAGCAGCGCGGTGATCCAGTGCCAGAGTTTCCAGCTTGCGCACGTCTTTCTCGAAGCGCGCGGTGATCGAATCAACGGAGATCGGAAACAGTTGGGCCAGCAGCAAAACGATTGCGTTCTTCATGGAAGTTCCTCGATAAGAATGGTTACGCGCACACGCCTACCGCCCTGCGGGAATCGCAAGGCAGCGTCGGATGCGGTCATGGGTACTGCGTAGGGGAAACAGGCGGACGCGGCAG